ATGCGCGCACCGCACCTTTTTTTAACAACGCCTTAATTTTTTTCAGAATAAAGAGACTACATGACAAAAAAATCCAAATTCAATCCGGAAAGCACCAAAAGAATCATCAACGCGATAGGACTCGGCGCGACATATCAGATCGCCGCGGAAGCCGGCGGAGTATCGCGGGCAACTCTCCACAACTGGCTTAAGAGAGGAAAGACAGGGTCGTCAAAACAATACAAGGAGTTCTATGAAAAATTCACGCGGTCCGAATCACAAGGCGCGATTTATCTTTTGGGAGTGGTTCGAGACCATTCAGTCAAAGACTGGAAGAGCGCCGCATGGATACTGGAACGACGGCACGGATACAGGAGAGACACACCGATCGATTCAACCGAAATGGATGACGCCCGGGCTAAACAAAAGCCAATCGAAACCGATTTCAAGACACTGTTAAAAAATAACCTGCTCGAACTTCAAGAGGCGATGTCAAAATCTAGCGCTTCAGAAAGTTGGCAAGCGTACGCGGCATTGCAACGACAAGCGCTAAACGTAGCCCAACAGATCCGACAAGTAGAAGCCGACGAATCACAACTGGATAAAATCGACGCGCTAAGCGACGAGCAACTTTTAACCGAAATCACGAACGCGATAATTTCTTTGCCTCCGATTTTGCGACAACGAGTCGCCGAGGACGTTCAAGAATTATCCGGCTCGAATGTAGTTGCTCTTAAGAGGTCCAAATGACGGATTTAATTTTGGCCGGTATTGTCGGATTGATACTCGGTATCGGTGCCACCATAGGAATTGGAGCGCAAATCGACAAACCAAAACCACAACCCGACGAGACATCCAAAGGACAGCAAGAGGTTATCAAACAGTTGACCAATCTTGACATCGTAGAAAAGATATGCTCTCCGGAATACCTGACAAAACAGAGCGAGACCAAACCCAACGTCTCTCCCGAACTGCTATGTCGAGAGTTATCGTGCTTGGTTTTTAGCCGGGGGATTGATTCTCAGACCGGAGGAAATGGAGAGTGTGAGTCTATCGGAAACATATCGAGTTCTATTTCAATTATGGAGTATTGTTCGACCAAACCGGAAGAAGAACAAACAGAATGTATCGATACTTTTTGGCGTAGAAAATGAGTTTGTCGGCAATGGCTAAAAGCATATCACGACTAAAAGAGCGGTCACATAGAGACCCGCTGTCGTATTATTGCCCGACCCCTAGTCAGAGGGCGTATATATGCGACCCCAGCCCCACAAAAGCACTAATCGGAGGCAATCAGACCGGCAAAACACATGCTAGTTGTGCGTTATTGCTATATGCCGCACTCGGCCGACATCCGACTCTAAAAACCGACCCGCCACCAATAGAAGCTTGGTTGGTTACTCATTCGCACGAACAGAGCCGAACCATTCAGCAAAAATTATACGACTTGACGCCAAAAGACGAACTACATCCGGAGTGTGAGTTCGTCCGAGGCAAAGGATTTCGGGGTCTTGCTCCGGTTGTACGATTCCGAAACGGGTCGATAATCCGCATCAAAACAGCAAATCAAGGTCTTGGACTAGAGTCGGCGTCCTGTTCGCTCGTAGTGGTGGACGAGCCGGTCAGTATATCAACCTACAACGCTTTACAAGCAAGAGTTACACGCGGAGGCAAGGCCGGCAAACGCGGAACGGTTGCTCTCTCCTTGACGCCAGTTGGAGACGTTGACGTTACGTATCTAAAAGATTTGATTGACGCCGGAAAAATATCCGCGCATTATTCGCCCTTGACCGTTGAGGCGACAACGCCGCAAACATGGACCGGTCGCAACTTGAAACCACTCTTAAGCTCCGAACAGGTCGAAGCGGTCACTTCTAGTTATCTTCCAATAGACCGAGACGCCCGCGTGTTTGGTTCGTTCGACGTTGCTCCAATTGGCGTAATTTTCCAGAACTTTACCGACGATATGATTTCGTCTCAACCGGTACCGAAGAACGCCGAGCCGTATCATTTTTGTATTGGTTTGGACCATGGTTCGTTACCGAATTCAAATGTCGCCGTGCTTTGTTGTGTCTCCATGAAAAATCCACAGGAGCCGCGCGTGTATGTTCTCGGCGAATATGTCTCGGGACAAGCACCGCCGGAACACCACGCCCAAGCAATTCTAGAAATGTGTAAAACGCACGGAGTCGACCCCAAATTATGCAAATGGACCGGAGACGGAGAACACCACGGGAGCCGCGGAAGGGATGGACACAAAATGTCTAACATTATGATTATGCGAGCAATGGAAAACATTCTCGGATATCCGCCACGCGGCCTACCTTGGACAATCAGACGAGCGAGAAAAGGTCGACATTCCGTCTATTTTGGTGCCAGTCTCATACATTCGATTCAGTCGCGTAAACATTTTTGGATTCGGCCGGAGTGCAAACACACGATTCGTAGTATCCGAAGTTGGACGATGAAACGAAAACAATTTCAACGCAGCCGAGACCCACACCAGCATTGCATCGATGCGCTCAGATACGGTCTTCTAAAAATTCTTGACTACCGAATCGATATCCCTCACAAAATCAGGATGACATAATGCTTTATGACGACGTACCACCAAAACCACAAGCGCCGGACAGTTATAATCAAAAAAGATGGGACCACACAGGGTTAAGACGACGGATGGTCCAAGGCATTTTTGAGGACGATATCATCGATGAATTGAGAAGGCACTTTCCGGAAGATCGTCTCGCCATATTGGGACCGCCCGATCTGTCGTCGAATTGTTTGCTACAAATATCGCAACAACTCGCCCAACTATACCACCAAGAACCCACGGTCACCCATGGCGAGACTGATATATCGGCCCTTGTCGGTCGTAATGGTTTTGTATCAAAGGCTGGATTTTTCCAACTTATGTCCAGAGTGCAAATGATGACAATTGCACTTCGAGAATGTTTTGTCCGAGTAGATGTAGCACCCGACCAACCCGACGAGCTTGTCCGGTCTCCGTCTCTATTGTATCGACTCGTTACTCCTGATTTTGTGATATGCGAGGCAAGCCCAGACGCGCCCGATACCCCTCTATATTACCAAGAACTTAGACTCCGAGTCGACCCCGACACCGGCCGGCCGGTTTGGATTGCTGATGTTCTCGACATCCGAGACGAAAAAAATCCGATGTTTGGATTGTTTACGGTTTCACCCACCGGGGAACTAAAAACCGACGTTACCGAAAAATACCTTGGTCAGCCGACAATGTCGGGAGATCGATATCCCTACAAATCAAATGAAGGTCGTCCATTTTTACCACTGCAATTGTATCATGCTGAAATGACCGGAGCATTGTTCGACGCTTTCAGTCAATCCCAAATTACCTATGGTTCTCTGGTTGCGAGTTGCCTATATAGTTTTTTTGTTAAATGTGTTAAAGATAATTCATGGCCTCAGAAGTGGATTGCTGGGTTGATTCCGGCGGGATTGTCGCAAATGGATGGCGATTTAAACTCTCGCCGAGCATCAATTACAACCGACCCTAGCTCTATTTTAGTTTTCCAAGCCGACCCCGACAGCGCAAGTCAACCCCTAGTTGGTACGTTTCAGTACTCAAATCCGGATTTATTGCTCGAATCCATAACCAAATATGAAATGAGAGTCGCAACGAGCGCCGGAATCAGTTCGGACATTCTGCGGAATAATGCAGATCCAAGGAGTGGTTATGCTCTCAGCATATCAAGAGAAGGGCAAAGAAAATTTGCAGCCAAATCGGCACCACTCGCCCGTCGATTCGACTCTCAAATATTAGCCAAATCCGCAATGCTTTGTAATCGTTTCCTTGGTCAAAATCTGCCGGAGTCGGGATATCGAATCCAATATCAGCCTATCGGACTTTCGGCAGAGGAGCAAAAACACCAAACCGAAGACATCGACAAAAAACTTAAGGCCGGTTTGATTTCACCGGTTGACGCTCTAATGATTTTGAATCCAGATCTTGACGCCGAAGAAGCACGCCGAGAACTTGACCGAATCAGGAGAGAACGCGCCGAGTTCGGTTTATAACAAATATCGCGTATCACTACCATCACCATCACTACCATCACCATCACCCCCGGGCAGGAGACTACACCATGAAAGAAATTGAACACGAAGGAAAAACATACATTCTCAAAACAGATGTCGAGAACATAATCAAGGAGAGA